ATGATATGGGTGTTGATTTACAACAGAGGCTTTTGAATAATTTACGAGATGCATTAGAAAAGAATCCTAAATCAACAGGTTTTGATTTGATGCAACACTATGCAGAACAGATAGAAGATGAGAATACGCGCAAATCTGCTCTTGAATATTTGAAGAAGTTTTCAAAAATTACCGACAAAGAGAAGTTTATGGAGGCTCATCCTTTTCAAACAAAAGCAGGTCGAGCCTCAAATGAATACAATAAAATGAAGGCTTTCTTACCTGATTTGCTAGACTCAATGCGTAAAGATGCTATGGCTTTCCCAGATTCAAATCTTAATTTACCAAGATATAGAACTGCTAGAAGTCATTCAGGTGGAAATACCCGTATATTTGACCAAAAGGCAGCGGAAAAAATGCACGATTTTATGCATAGTAAGGTAGGAATGAACGCTTTAGACCTGTCGCGTGCGGATAGTGGATTGAGCAGTATACGTCTCAACCGTAATACCTCTCTTCCTATACACAAAGACAACGAAGGTAATACGTTTAGACCACTTCCTATCTTTAATAGCCCTCAACTTCGCAGAAGTTTTGGTCGTATGGCAGATATTCCAATGAATATTAACTTCGGTGATGGAAGTAAGAGACCTGAAATCAAAAGAGCACCAAATGGGTATCGAAGATTGCAGATTATGTTACCAAGAAACGTAATTAAACACGCTTTTGGGTCTTCTTTACCCACTGTTGCCCAACGACGGGAGTTGGGTCAATTATCAAACGAGGATGCTTTAGCAGAAACCCAATCTTCCACAATGCTTTCAGCCAACCCCCCTGCTGGTCAGGGTGTGGAAGACCTCAATGAGACGTTTAGGTATTCGTTCGACGTTTTGACGGACCATGACCTTTTACTCAAAGAAGAAGACCGTGACAAAGGAGAGTTCCTTCCTATCAAGGCTATGCATCGCATTTTTGATATTGAAGACCTTATTCATTTGCGCGGGTTTACTGGCGATTGGGTAGTGTCCATCTGGCCTGAGGGTGAAAGAGTAATCATCACAAAAGACAAAAAGAAAGTAGAGGCAAGAGGGGCTGATGGTGAAGATTTTTCACTTTCTAATAGCATAAAGGAGGGCGTGCGCGAACTTAACGAAGGAAATGAATACACATTGGATGGGGTATGGGATGGGTCTCATCTTCATATTGTCGATATTGTAGAATGCGGTGATGAAGACATGGAGAATATGCCAACAAAAGACCGTGTTCGACACCTTCGTGCTTCATTTGAGTCAAATGAAAGTGTATCTGTCCCTGCTCCAGTGAATACTCGTCGAACCGATGATGTTGGTTTAGGTGAAGCGGTTGAAGGTTTACTTGCTGAACCAAAAGCAGAACAGATTTTACTCAGAGATGCAGATGCGACTTACATGCGTGGTGAAAATAGACACCCTAAGTGGGTTCTATTAAGTTCAGGTAAGCGTTTAGATGTGCGCGTATTGTCTATTTCAGGAGGAACAGCCCGTATTGGTGTAGGTCCTATCTACAAAGATGTGGCAGACGACATCGGTAATCGCTCAGTTGAGTATGATGATAGACATTACATGGATGTAGGAACAGTTCAGGTGAAAGATGTCGAAGAAGGAGACTACATCACCGTCGTATCTGATAGTATTACACATAACAAACGAAAAGGACATGACCTCTATCGTCTAAATGGTGCCAAATATGAGAAAGATAGTGAGGCTGGAGCAACAGATAGCGTCGAAACTATGGGTATTATGTCGGGTAATCCAATTGATACACCTCATCGTGTTCGTGTATCGAAAGGAAAAGTCATCGTTAACCTTACTGGATTAGGAATGGATGTAATCTACAAGGCTGATGAAGTAGATGGTATGTGGATGGTGCATGACCCTGATGCTCCTCATACTTATGCGCAAAACTTAGCAGACTCTCAGAGACCGTATTGGGCAACATCTGCTGCTATTCTTCTGCGCTCAGAGAAAGAAACCAAAGAGAAACACGTAGAAGTAGAGCCTGTTGCTAATCACAAAAAGAAACCAAAAAAGGTAGATGAAGACCAGTTTTTCAAGAACGGTTTGATAACTGCATTAGAACTGATTGAGCACATGCTCAAAGAAAAAACAACTTTTACAGGACCAAAAGGGCTTGGTATTGACTACGCTACACCGGGCAACTTCAACACAGGCGGCACAGAACTCATAGACCAAAGTGCTCTTCCTGACTATGACCCTGTTGTGCGCAGAAAACCTAGAGAGGACCCAAAGAAAAGAGGCCGCAAGAGTCTTACAATAAACTCAGAAAGTGGAGACAGAGCCGTTGTTGAGAGCGATTCTGAAGGTGCTTCTATCAACCTACGCAATAATCGGGATTGATATACCATGAAACAACCTCGGATAGTTTGATGGCTTTGATGATGGCACCTCCGGTGAATGACCCCATCCTTCTCAAAGGAATGGGTCAGGACCTTGTTGTGGCAGGTTATGCTAGTGTCGAGATGGTCGACAAGCAAGGCGACCTCATTACTCGTGATGCTCTAAGAGATGCTTTTGGTAAGTTCATGAAAGCAGACGGGTTCCGAAATGTTCAACTTGCTCATTCTAACATACAAGTTGGTGAAGTTGTTCCTGAGTATACTGATACTTCTGGTCGTATGTGGAAATCTGAGGTCGACGATACTGGTATGTTCGTTGTTATCAAGTTACGCGGCGATATAGAAAAGGCTCGTGAAGTGGCTGCTGAGATTCGTAAGGGCAATTTACGCTCTTTTTCAATAGGTGGACAGGCTTTTGAGCGTGTTAATAAAAACGATTCCTCTCGTGGTGATTACCGGGAAATTCGACGGATGGAACTACATGAAGTTACCATCTGTGAGAAGGGCATCAATCCAGAAGCCCAATTCCGAATCCTAAAAGAGGATACAAGTAAAAACAATGGTGATACAATGAGCGACCCGATGACTGAACTAAATAGCGTCCTTGAACGTCTGTCCAAGCGATTGGAAGAAGTTGAAAAGGAAGACGACAAGATGGAATATGAGAAAGGTAAGAATCCTTTCGCTGATTCCAAAGATGATGATTCCAAAGATGAATCCAAGGATGAAGAGAAGAAAAACTCCGAAGACAAAGAAAAGGCTGAATCCAAGGATGACGATGAAAAGGACGATGAAAAGGACGATGATAAAATGAGCAAGAACGACATGAATGATATGATTACAACTGACTATCTACAGTGGCTAGAATCTACTGTAAAGAGTGCAGGATATGACCCAAGTGCAGCACGAAACCACTTCGATGGAGTGGAGAAGGGCTATGGTAAGGGTGAAGATGGTGCTTCCCACCGTGGACAACCACCTCTTGGTATTGTTGGTGAAGGAACCAGCGCAAAGAAGCCTAACTTCGGTGCAGGTGGAAAAGGAAACAAGAATGTAATCAAGGGTTCGGGTTTCGTAACCCCTGACACTGTGTCCTCTTCTGATATCGAGCAGGCTTATGAAGTCTACAAGGCTGCTGCAAAGGAGCAACACTTCAAGACCGACCTCGGTAACTATTTCGAGTCTCGTCTCCAAAAGGAAATGAATGTAGAAGCAAATGAGTCTGCACGACAGAACTTTGATTCTCGCGAACCTTTGGCTGACCTACAGAAGGCTGTTCTTTCGCTTAGTGGGCGAATCGACAACCTAAGCAGTGGTAGTGGCGAGACATTCGCTAAGTCTGAGACATCTACTCAGACAATTCCTGTTCCCGACACGAGTGAATTGGCTCGCATGGAATGGGACGATGTCCATCGCCTAGCGAACCGCGCTCTACGTGGAGGTGAGTGAATATGGCAAGAGATTACGTAAGAACAATTCAAGACATGGAACGATATTACTACGGCGGTAACGCCTTGACCGGATATACCTACAGTAGTGGGGATATACTCAAGGCTGACTCTCCGTTGATGAGCACAACTGCTGGAACATACCAAGCAATCTACGGACGAAAGGTATGGTCTCAGTTGAACCAAGAATTCAACGCATTCAGTATCATGCCTAAGAAGCCGTGGGAGCGCAGTGGATGGCGAATCATTACCGCCAAGCCTTCCTTTACGAAGGGTGGCGGTGTTGCTGAGAATGCAACTCTACCAGACACCACCAAGCCTGACTTCCTACATGTCGCTGCAAAGCCTAAGACAGTGGCTCACACCTTCGACCTATCCGAAGTATCCATGTTCCTATCAGACAAGGATGACGGATTGGGCGATGTGCGACAAGTCCTCAAGGAAGAAATGGGTAAGCATCACGCTGACCACATTAATCAGATGCTATTGACTGATGTTGATACACCAGCAGCAAACGACTTCGAGTCGCTTGACCGTCTAACTTCTGACCCTGATAAGATGACTACTGGAACAAACCACGTTAGTGCAACAACTGACCACGACATCTACAGTATTACTCGTGACGGCTCAGTAGGCTTCCACAGTGCTGAGGTCGATGTTTCAGCAGATGCTAGTGCTACAGACAGGAACTTGAGTTTAGACCACTTAGATACTCTATTCCAGCAAATCTGGACTCGTGGTGGTAACACCAAGGTTATCCTAACTGGATATGATACACTAATGCGTGTTCAGCAACTCCTACAGAGTCAGCAGCGATTCATGGAATCCAAGCGTGTAACCCCTACCTACAACGGTGTAAAGGGTGTTCCCGGTATCGAGGCTGGTTTCCTTGTTGCAACCTACAACGGTGTTCCACTCATTCCAACTAAGGACATGCCTACGGACACAATCAGTCGTCTATACTATCTGGACACTGATTACATGTGGTTCCAAACTGCTATCCCAACACAATACTTCGAGTCTGGTATCGAGACTGGTGACCCGTTCGCCATCAATCGTCTCGGTCAGGAAGGACTTTACCGAACAATGGGTGAAGTCTGGGACTCGTTCTTCGGCGCAAGCGGGAGTATCCGTGACCTCCAGTGAGGTCTGAGGGACAATAATAAGGAAGTGATGAAAAATGGCAACAACTACACACAGAGGAATTACATACACAAGTAGCGGCAGTGCAACTATGTCGGTTCAATTGGACCTACCCCTACAAGCAGGAGTAGACCAAGACGACACGACTTGGCTAACATCTTATCCGGGGGCTCTAACTGCCTTCGCAGCACGTCAAACTGATGGTGCTAACAGGATGCAGCCCCGCCTTGTCTGTATGGGAGTCGGTGCACTTGCAGAAGCAGAAACTGTTACTCTTAGCGGAGATTGCAATGTTATTCTTAGCGCAATGGTAGGAAAAGGGGACGCCACAGCGAGCGTCGGTATCTCACACAGTGGTCTTGTAATCACTGCTGATGTCGAACAAGTTGATGACGGAACCACTGACGACACAAGTAACTGTATTCTTTGGATAATCGTGGCTTAAGGGTGATTCGACATGCCTACGGTGCGTTATATCGGCCCCAAGAAGGCTGGCTTCAATGCTGGCCCTCTTGGTTGGTTCGATTACAAAGTGCCCAGAGAAGTATCTCAAGAATGGATGGAGCGATTTCATAGTCGTCTTGGCAACCTCTACGAGGTTACAGGATATACTCCATCAAAACCTGCTCCATCAAAACCTGAGGTCGTTGAAGAAACGGTCGATGAAGGAGATGATGGTATTCCTGATAATGGATGGTTGAAGAACGATATTGTTGAATGGTTAGAAGCCCGTGATGTCGAGATTCAAGCAGGAGCAACCAAGAGAGTCCTACTCAGGCAAGTCGAAGAATTGAATAACAAGGAACAGGAGTGAATCAAATATGGCAGCAGGCAATACGAGCGATACACGGGTCCATGTATTAGGTGACTTATACATGATGACTGGAACTTTTACTGATGGTGGGACCGATGTGTCCTACTCAGACCACCTTTCTAGTGTTCTAGCAGCAGGTGGACACGTTACCAGTATTTACGACACAGGAGTCAAAATTAACGAAGGCGACCACATTGTAGTGGGAGAAACAGCAATGACTGTAGACTCAGTTGATGCTCGACTCCACTTCAACATCGGTGAGACAGTTTACACGTCCACTGGGGCAAGAGTAGGAGCAATTACTGCTCTTGCGGCTACAACTGTTACAATTGGAGCAGGAGCAGCAGTCGCATTGACTAACAACGATAATCTTTACAAATTGGGACCAGACCAGAGTGCAGTGACTCTTAACGATGGTTCACTTGCAGTAAGCATTGATGAAACTAACAAGTATGTGGTCTTCGGAAACGGGAACCTTGGAGCAGCAAGCACTGCTCACACCCAAGATGGTCGTTGGTGGATTCTGGGTAAGAGATGAGGGTGATAGCCCTTGGCTCTTCCAGCGATTAA